TTAAACGTACATCTTGCGTTGGATCTGCCGTTGCTATTCTTTTTGCTAACCCTAATCTTTGATGTCCATCAGCAATAAATTTGCGCCCATCAGCAAATTCATAAACAGTTATCATTCCTGATTTAATTGGATCCCATTGTGTAACACCTTGCAATCTATCTGTTACACCAAACTCATCTCCACCTTCTTTAAATTGAAATAACTTTGCATCAACATTAATTTCTTCGGGTTTAAACTGTCTAAAAACACCATTTAAATTATCTGTTTCATAAACATCTTTTATTGGTTTTCTTGGTGCTTCTGGGGTTTCTGAGATTCGAGGCACATCAGAAGAATTAAGAGCCAGCTCTGCTTGTTCTAAACGTGCAATATGCTCCTCAGATGAACTAATAGGATTATCTGCTTCTATTTCATCTGCTTCTTCTGCGGCTTCTCTTGCTGTTTTAAGGTTTGATGTTTCTTTAGTTGCTCCACTTTTGATAAGAGCATCATATCCTTTTTTTACTTGATCTGTTGTTAATCTAACTGTTTGACCGCCGATACTTAAAGCAAGAGGAAAACCAGCACCAAAAATACCACCCGCTGCAACTGCTGTTGCAAATTGTTCCCAGGTATATTTTAAACCTAATGTCTTATACCATTTAGCAACTGAAGGTTGAATTATTGCTTCTGATCCAGCCCCTATCAGAGCCTCCCGAAACATTGTACCGCGCAAAGTTGAAGCTCGATTTAAAGGAAGGACCATCGAACTTACAACAACGGGATCTGTTCCCATTGCACCGATCCCACCAATCAAACTGCCAAACAAATTCTTTGCATCTGTTGCTCGACCCATAACTTCATTAAAAGCATTGTAATTATATTTTGCTTGCTCTTGAGCCTGGAAAACTAAATCTTCATGGGTGATGCTTTGCAAATCAGGTAATTTATCTGCATTTTCTTTTATATGCTTTAGAACTTTATCTTTCTGCCATTTATACATCATCATATCGTGACCCTCTTCTGACGAAGGGGCTAATGGCCGAAACGTGCCAGCAAAATGATTAGCAGGATTATAAAAGTCTGAGCCTGTTCTTTCGTTGACTTCTTCTATGATAGGCTGCCATTCATTCCTTAAAAGGTCTGTATCGCTTGTAGATCGATCAACGCCAAAAGATTTATCATAAGCAGCACCAATAACTTCTTTCCAAGTCGCATCCGGCTCGGATTGTATTTGACCAGGTGCAAGGCTTAATGGAGATTCTTTTTCAAAAAACAAAAGATCTAATCCTCACGATTATAAAACTTTAAAGCATTAATAATTATTGGATTACCGGATTTATCTCCTGCTTTTTTAAATACTAGTGATCCTGGGACACCTCTATGAATTGCATAAATTCCATTGTTTATTAAAGTTAAATACCAATGATCTTCTTCATTAATATTTTTAACTAATTCTTCATTTACATCTTGACCGCTTAATTCTTTAAACTGTTTTACAGTAATGTTTTCTAAGATATATTCTAAATCCTCTTTAGTTAAATCTGGGTGAATTATTGTTTTCTGATCTCTAATAGTTTCAATTCCACCGCGAGTTCCATTTTGCCCTATTGCTGCTGAAATTGATTGCGTCCAAATTTCGGCATTAAATTCTGTTAAACTATTATCAAAAGCTCTCTTTGCGTAAATTGCCTTTGCAACTGCAAATGTTGTAGCCCGGGCTCTTTTTTGTATTTGAAAAGCAGATCCTACAAAATCATCAAAAGCAAAATTTGTATTTGTTGGAGTAAACTCAGGAATCTTATAATCTTCGGAAATTATTTTCATTCCCTCCAATGCTTCAGCAGCAGTGCTAGGTAAACCTAAACTTACCAATCCACCAATATGCGCCAACTCTGGTTGTTTCGGCGCAATTTGACCAAACACCTCTGGCGAATCTTCGGCAAAATGTTGTTGAAGAGAATTTAAAAGTTGTAATTTTGTAGCAACATCCGCTGTTCTTGACATTAATGTGCTTGTCATAACTGTTGCTTCTTCATTTGTTAAAAACATTGGGGGAACCCCATAAACACCAGCCGCAACTCGCACTTGTTGTCGGCGCTGCATAATGCTTTCCCCCAGTTTTTCTGGGCTACTCATGTCTATAGGATTAAAATCATACAATCCCATTTTTACACCAAGAGAATATAAATCTTTTTGGGATTCAGTGTTTATAGTCCTAAGTAATCCTTCAGCTAATTTAAGGGTTTCAGTCTCTAATTCTGTATCGATACCAGTACTACCTTTGCCCTCAATACCTTGCGATAATTCATTAATTGTATTTTGTAATGTCATTGGAGACATTCTGCGAAATTCTGTGGCTCGTTCTCGCAGATAATCTAAATCTTCATATTTTTTCTTAGCTTCCGTTCCATAAAAACCAAGATTTCCTATAGTAGATTCAAGGTTTAACATGGTGGTATCTGATGGGATTCCACCTTTTTTTAATAAAGTTATTTGTGTTTTAATGTCTTTTTCTGCGTCTGTTGCTGCTTTTTTTGCAATGGTTTCTGAATTTGTTAAATCACTTTTTAATGATTTAATTAATTGCCTTGTCCCAATAACACCCAGTGCAGGAAGAGGAGATTTTTCTAAATCTGTTAAATATTCTTTTTTTTCTTCAATAGTTTTTAATCGTTGAAATTCTGCAACTGTTCCAGATTTAATTGCATTTGTTCTGGTTTTAACTATCCACTGACTAATCTTTGTTTCATCTATTTGCAGATCCCGCATTTTCTGAGCGGTCATCCCGATCATTTCTTCAACGCCTTCTGACGTTCCATGCTCTGCACCAGCAAACATAATAATATCGTTAGTATCGGTGCTAAGTGTTTGAACAAATTTGCCTTGGGCCTGACCTAACTGATATTTATTGTAATAAGAACTATAACGAAGCTCTGCATTTGTAGCTAAAGAACCTAAACGACCCCTTAATATTCCTGCTGTTTCTGGATCAAGATCTGATAAAGCCGCAGGGAATCCATCAACAACATCTTGTAACTGAGCATCTACTTGTGTGAATGGCGTGTTGTTTATCTCTGCATCTGAAACAATCCGGTTAATTTCTTGTCGTGCTTGCGTTTCGACCTCGATTGAAGCAATACGATTAGCCGTTTGAAACGCACTTCGTTCTTCAATATTTTTTGGGCCACCACCTTCTGCCAATCTTTTTAAAACAGGAGATGCGCCCTCAGTAGCAACGACTTGTTTACCGCGCTGTTCTGCTTCTGCCGCTTCTTGTCGATACAAAAAGTCACTCATCCTTGAGATAGCTTGAGTAATTGATTGACCAACACGGGCTGATTCACGCAAATCTGCATAATCAAACTGCGGAGCTGGAGCCAGCTCTACACCTGTTTTTGCATATCGAGGAAGTTTTGCCATATTTTTAACCTAAAATGGTGCAAATCCTGCGGGTGCGCCAGCAAATTGACCAGAACTTGGACCCATACTTAAAGACGGCCAACCCACTTGATTTTGTTTTGCAACACCGCCTGCAAGAGATCCGGCTGCGTTAATGTATGCGGAAGTCATGGCTGCATTACCAGCTCGTCTGTAAATATCTGCCTGATAGTTTGCATTTTCTACTGATAAAATTGCATTATCTTTTGACGTACCAATCTCAGAAGCCCCTTCACGCAAAGCATAATTTTGCAAAGATAAAGCAGATCCAGACGTAGGATCTTGACCGACAGCAGCTCGAGCAACAGTCGATGCTAAAGTTTGATTTAAACGAGCCATCGTATCAGCGGCTTGTTGCTTATATTTTATAGCCTGCATTTTGCCTCGTATTTTTGCTTGTGCGGCTTGGGCATTATACGCAGCCTTTTGCGCTCTACCCGCCGCTATAGATCCAACTGCCATTACTGCTGCTGCTGCAAACTGCATTTCTAATTCCCCACACTTAAATGATATTCAAGACCCAATACCGTCATTTTTAAAGGTACAGTCTGGCTAATTGTAATCTGCCCAGTCCCACTAAAACCTAAAAGACCGTGCATGGTTTTTGTGCCAGTAAATTCTTCAACTGAACTATCTAAGACACTTTCACCAAAGTTTCTAAAAGATACAAGTTTACCATTTATACTCATGTTCTGAGTTTCGTGAACGATTGCATCAACCTGGATAATTCGTTTCTTTTTAGCTTGAACCGTGCCTTGAGCTAGTTGAGGCTCTGCTGGCAATGTTTTAACGGTAACAGTAAAATTCTGTCCAACCTGATATGACGTTGTTGCCGCCGTATCAAAGGTAATTGTATAGGGTGATGCTGGAACGACCTGGGCTGCCTCTACAACGCCATCTCTTATAATCTGGACTGTTTCCCCTTGAAGATGCTCCATCGTTACACTAGAGGCTGCTGTGCCTGTTTTAGCACTATCTACCGTTATGTTATCGTCAAACTGTTCTAAATAATAATTATCAGCACTATTTACAGTTCTTTTTACGATAGCGTATGTCGTTGCTAATTCATTTGCGACAGCAATATAAGATCCATCAGTAGTAAATTTTGATGGTGCTATAACATTTTGAGACTGCAAAATAGAGTAAACAACCATCGATCCATCTGTATTTACAGCATACAACCGATCTGTTTCATCTGTAGATGAAGCTCTGCGTATAGATAAATCAACAGGATCATCAAGCAAATGTGAGCTTAATACCGATAAAGGAGTTACAGTATAACTATTTGTTGTATCAGTGAATTGATACGACATGATAGATTTGCCTTGGCGCTGCACAAATATTGTTGCACCAGTAAGATCCTCTATTGGAACACCTGGCTTACTACCAATGCGGCTCTGCGGTTTTACCAAAAAAGTCGATGGAGTAATTGGATCAATGTTTGCTTGAGCTACAATGAACTCGCCGCCAGTTGTAAATATTTGCAGATCAGGACCAGAGTTAAGATGAGTGATAACATTTAATTGATTGGTATTAATTGTGGCTTCAACACCTTCATCATCTAATCCAGTACCAGTATCAAAGTTAAAGTAATCAATAACACGGCTACCCCAAATAGTATTAGGGCGCGATTTACTACCGCCAAAATAAAGCCTACTTTCGTGAAACGCTGCGGACCTTGGCCATCCTCTCGTGGTTGACCAGGTATCTTCGTAACCATGTTCTGATTCCCAATCACCTGATACAATAGCACTTGTGTCAAAAAACGGCGTTTCTACATGAGCGTTCATCACTGTATCAGACACATACTCAACATATCGAGCGCGACCAAAACCCGTTTTTACAACAGCATACTCGCCAACCGCTGCCTCCTTGAAAGCCTTAACATCATATTGAGATGTATTGTCTGGTGCAGTATCCCATGCAGGATATACTGTAAGAACCTTTGTTGAGGCAACATAATCCTCAACGTGGCGAGTTTGACCAGATCCAGTACCAGCCGTGATTTCAATAAACATACCATTCGGTTCGTCATCAGATGTAAAGCTAGACGCAGATTTCAAAGTAATTGTATTGGAAGATCCAGCTTGTGCAGTTCCGTTATCACTTGTTACAGCGGAAGCAGTTATCGTAATATTACCGTCTACAGCACTGGGCGTAATCGTAAATGTGGGTTCATGCGTATCAAGTGCATACGCATATTGCGGTATAAAAGACAATGGCAAAGCGCCTAACGTCCAACTTGTGTCACTATTTCTAACAAGCCTTTGCGTTTCAAGATCTTCATGGCAAAGAATTAACGTATCTACAGCCTGAGTATAGGTAAGATCGTCAATCATCGCTGCTGTAATTGCTGTGGCTGTAATGTAATCGTTTCCGCTGCCGTTTATATTTGTTTGCAAAACACCAGCCTTAAAAACGTAAATACGCTGATTAACAAAAACTAACGTATAACTATCATCAACACTGTACTCAAAAGGTATTATCTTAAAGTTCGTAAAACCCGTACCAAAATCATGTATAAACTTAGTGCCTGGTCTACGACGCACTCCACCTTGAGGCTGAACAATTACATTTTCAGCAGTTTCTAAACCGTTTTTATACTGTTGAAGGTCGGTTCTGGCTCGTAATAATGGGTCCAGCTCTCCAACACTAAAGTTTGTTTGGAACTGAATAATACGGGCCATGTTATCCCCTTACATTGATAAGAGAGTAATCCTCGATAATTTGCGGTGGATTACCGCGACTATCAATATTTGTCGCCTCTCTAAACAAGCCACCCCTTCCATTTTCACCAGGAGTACCAAAAGCAATTTGACGGAAGTAGTCTGCTTTTGAAATCTGGTCAGTAATTACCATGCCTAGTTCGGCTGCAAGAGCAGTTCGAAGTAAATGCACGAAGTAATTTGGCATTTTACTTTCTGTAACTGTTGTCTGGTAATCAACATAAACTGTTTCGTAATTAGTAAAAACCTGATCCCCGTATATTTCCCAACCATATGCAATTGGGCGCTCATTTGTTCCCGAGCTGGTAAACAATGCTCTAACGCCAGATAATATATCTCCAGGCAATTGATAAGCATACAACCACTCATTTTCTGGAGCAGTTGATAATCGGGCTAATTGTATTTTTTGATAACTCCAAGACCAGGGATATTTAGATATAATTGTATCTCTAAGATCTGGATAAAGACGATCACAAGCCTGGGCTGAGTCAGTGCCTTCTGTAAACGAAGAAAGGGGCGCAGCCCCTAGCATTATCAATGCGTCAGAACAAATCGATAAACTTGTATCGCCTGCCGCCATTTTAAACCCCCACAGAAAGAGGACGGGGTGGCGCGAAACCACCCCGCATCTTTTTAGTCACCGTCAGTTGCGGCGAGTGTCGTGCCATCGGCAATGTCAACAACACCGCTAGTGTTAGAAAGAACTTGAGCTAACGTACTAACTCGCGTTCCTCCTGTTGAAGTTACGCAATAAATCAAATCGCCAACTGCGAGAGTGTCAGAAATGTCATTGAAATAACCTTCTGTGTTCACAGTCGCAATCGTATCTGCGGTTTGATAAGTGTAGATTGCTGGTGCATTTCCTTTTTTAGAAGCGAAAACAACACCAAGTCCAGCAGCATCAAAAGCCATGATTTAATCCTCCTTATTCGGTGCAGCTAATTTTAACGATGCCTTCATCGTCAATCGCTATAGAACCAGCGGAGAACATGGAAGACACAAGGAAAGACGTTTTTTCAGGTACATAATTTACCTCAGTCTTTAACGCCATAGATTCCGCATATCCCATAGAATCACGATGCCAAGCGAAACAGGTTCTAGTCGATGGTTTAGGAACACCACCTTCGTCACGATCACCCATCGTTAAGAACTCAAAGCCCATGAACGAAGAGATTTCTCCGCGAACCAATGCTCGAACTGTAGCAAAGTCGCTGCTAGTTACTTCAGTTTCGCCAAGCAAAGCATCGAGCTGCGAAGCGTGCATCAAAAGATAACGACCTTCAGCAGGCACATTATTCTCATTCAATGCTTTTGCAGCAGCACGGAGCTTTTCAATGTTCATATTTGAAGAAGCACCACCTACTGAAGTAGCAACCGTTGATGGAGAAGAAGCAGCATCAAGAGCATCGATGCAAAGCTGGTCCATACGGCGAGCAATTGCTTTTGATACAACTTGAACAAGCTCACTTCGCTCATCAAAGTTGATGTGAGATTGATGGAAAATATCGCTGTATTCAGCCGCAATGTAATCTGACATTGTAGCTGTAACTTGCGAATAGGTCACGTTCAACGGAGTAACATCCGTTTGAGGAACGCGAACTGTGGCAACACCTTTGCCAATTTTTGGAAACTTAACAGTGTTACCTTGAACACCTGTTCGGGTACGCATTGTGCCTCGCAACAGGGCTTCTGCTTGATAAGCCTGCTTTACTTCTTCCTCAAAGAGAGTAACGAAGGCTGTTGTTACATTCTGCGCCATAGCAGAATCCTCCTATAAAGGTTTCAACTTAGCCGCATACCGTTAGCCGCTGTTACGGGCGGTGCGCTTGCATGATATGGTCATGCCTACCAACGGGTTCACCGTATAGAAGGGCCGCGCACGGTTAGCCTTCGCTACTACATTTATACTGTTTTTTTTGAATTAGCAACAATATTTAGTTATTTGCCTTCATCCACTGCTGCTCGATCTTATTTCTCCAAGTTGGATCGCTCTGCCATCTTGGATCTCGAATTGCAGTAGCTAGGTCACTACGATCCATTTCTGCGGTAGCAACAACTGAATTTATGGGTATCCCCTCATTAGTAATGGCACTGTGATATTTAAGAAAAGCATTAATAGCATCCGCGCTGTTTATACTGTCTGCCATTGCATTTCTTTCAGTCTCACTTAACGGCGCTTTTTGCAATAATCTATTAGCCATTTCAATTTTTTCTTGGGCTCTTTCTCCAAGCCTACTCATTTCGGATTCACGATCCAATTCCATGCTTTCTTGATTGGACTGAGAAATTTCCATAATACGTCCCGCCAAATCATTGAAAGCACTTTGACTAATCCCATATTCTCTCGACCAATCATGGAAGGCTTGAAACGCTGGATCATCACTATCAAGACCTTTATCAACCAAATCTGAGACATCGTAATCACCTTCTGGTGCTTTGTGATCGCCAGACTTAAACTTTTTTTCAAGCTCGATATATGACTTTGCAAGTTTTTCAACATCTGGACCATCCTCATCCCAAAACTTTTCGGGATAGTAATCAGGCCGTTCAATCGGCTCGTCATCTACATCGGTAGTAAATTCTTGTGTTTGAGCCTCTGAATCATCGTGCAAAGGTATTGGAGCCTCTTCAACAGGAGCATTAATGTCGCTCTCAGGCTGCGGGTTTAACAATGTTTCAGTATTTTCTACTGACTGGTCCTGTGTTTGTGCTGCTTCTTGATTATCCATTATTGCTCCTTTCTACCCTTCTTTCTATTAATCTAACAATCTCAGCCATTCCTGTTCTTACATATCCATATGAAGAATCTTCCCCAGGATTCCAGACTGGTTTCTCTATAGTAATTTCACGCAAATGATGTAGAACTTTCTGTCCTTCCTCGGATTTAAAAACCCTTCCAAACAAAATATCTAAATCAGATGCTTGTGGAAGCTCTTGAAAACTTGGCTCTAAACCTTCCCAGCCCTCTACATCTGTCACTGCAATGCCTCTGCTACTGCCCCTGCATCATCGACCGCCTCTGGTTGTGTCTCAGCCATTTGAGCGGCCATCATTTGTTCCATAATCATTTGCTGTTCTTCTTCGGTATTTAAAACATTTTGATCGATACCAAGACGTTCAGCAATAAATTCTAATACTTTTGGCACTGATATAGTTGCCTGACCTTGCGGCCCCATACTGTTAGCTATCTGCATATACTGAACAATATTATTTACTTCTTGAAGTTTTGGCGCTTGTGCTAGTGGCGAAACAGGAGTTACTTTAATTTGTCGGCCATTTATCTTTAATGGCATTTCAATAAATCCAGCTTGATCTAACACAAACAATGTCCT